GCATAAGTTTCTTCTGAGTTTTGTTGATTGATCCAAGGTATGAATAGAATAGGCAATCCACCTATCTCTACCTCTGTTGCCTTATTGTAGATATGAATATTATTATACTCGCCAACAATACCATCAAGAGTGTTAACGTCATTTGTGTCTTTAAAATATGCTGTGTGATTACCAACAAGAGAATGAACTGTGATACCCATGTCTCTTAACTTATCAAAGTATTCTGTCTTACTCCAGTTTGCTGCCCATAGATCTAGAGTCCTACGATTATCATAGGTGTCACCTAGATCTAATACTGTGTCGATCCCGCGTTTTTTTAGTGTAGGAAAGAATACATTTGTGTAAAACTTATTAAAGAAATCATGGAATACACGACTAGATTTTCTTGCACCGAAGTGTTGATCTGTTATTATTGCTATCTTCATCTTGACCTCATTACTGGTGGTATCTTACCATACTGTCCCATACCAAAAAAGTTTAGTGTTAGTCTAGGAGATGATCCAAAGGTCTTTACACCATGATGTGTATTGCCTGAGAACAACACAAATCTATTGTATACATTCTCAATAGTTACTGTCTCTACATACTGTTCTTGCATAGAGTCAAATGCTTTTTCATATTCTGCGTCATCTGTCACTTGACTTTTATAAATGCTTTCTTTCATTTTAAGTTCTTGTTCATATTGAAATGAGTATCCATTTTTTACTTTGTAAATTGATGTACCTGTATCTGGTTCTGGATTTTTTGTAAGATATACTATACCACCAAACCAAGAATCATGATCTTGATGCACCCATCCTCTATTTTTCTTGCTATATTTGTCTTCACAAAATGGCATAATTTTCTGGAAGTGTGCTTGTAGATTCCAATACTCTGGAATTTGATCATGAAATAATCCATGTATTTTCATTCCAAAGTAACTGAAGAGTCTATGATCTTCTACATCAAGTTGTTTAGTTCTTGTGCCTGGCCAGTTACCTGTATTGGGATTGTAAAATTTACACTTGTTTGCAATTGCTACAACCTCATCTGGATCTTCAAAAAAATTATCAACGATAGTAATAGGATATGTCACTTAATTTTTATCTGCACGTTCTCCTTAATTGTATTATAGTCTGACGAACCTGACTTGTCATCTGTATGGAAGGCAACCTCGTAACCAGACTTGTCTAGTATCTTATTCTTAATTTCCAACTGACGTTTTTCTTTCTGTATTCTACGTAGAAACGCATAATATATTATCTGAGTAAAGTAAGCAAAGGGGTTCTTAGATTTTTCTGGGTTAAAGTTTTCTATGTATTGCACACAGTTTTCAATGCCATCACATATCATATCCTCTCGGAACATGTAATTGACAAAGTTTGGTTTGTATGATAGATGTGTAGCAATCTTTAAAAAACATTCTCCAATGTAATTGCTGATCTGCGGACGCTGTTCACCCGCTTCCTTTGCAGCAAGACATTTCGCTTTGAATACAACAAGTGCTTCTAAGAATTCTTTATTGTTTACATAATGCTCCGATACAACTCTTTTACGTTTCATGTATTTTGTACGTTATGTTTATATTTTATAACAAAAAAACCCTGCTGTCAAGCGGGGGGTTGACAAGATGTTGAAAAACCGTTACACTATGAGTGTGCGAATTCAAGGGACAATTAAGTACCTTTTTTAAATATCTTATCGAGTTTGATACGAGCTTCATCTACGGTAGAGATTTTACCCTTAGCGTCGGTTATAAAATCAGTATTAAGTTTCCTTAAAGACATGTGGTAGAATACCGCCACCTCTTCAGTCACTTCAACGATAGTAATAATTTTATCTTTAGGTATAACAAACTGTTCTTCTCTTGAGAATTTCATCCAAGGTTGAACTTTTGCTCCCGCCTGTTTGTTAGGAAGCATTACCTCTTCTACTTCTATTGGGTTCTCTACAATTAAATAGTCGCCATTCTCGTCATGCACAGATGTCACCATAGAGAGAATCTCTTCTCCAGATACCAACTTGATTGCTGCTAGAAATTCTGTTTTATCCATGACTCTCCTTGATTGGGACATCAATGAATTCATAATCAAAGTTTTCTTCATTGTATATTTTGATTCTTTCAACTAGATGATTGAGTGTGTAATTGTTATTGCGACCCTTAGACATATCATCTGCAATGTCATAAAGAGTTGCTTTTGTTTTATGTTCACCCTTCCTTAGAACTCTGCCAATGCTCTGAAGGTTTCTTATTTTGCTTTTGCTAGGCGATGCAAAGACAACATTATGTAAATTCCTAATATTAATACCAGTGCTGAAAGTCCCATAAGACGCCACGATAATTGAATCAGTTGTAGTCTCTGCGATCTGTCTTGCTAGTTCACGGTCTTCAGTATCTATACCACCATGTACGAGAAAGACTTTACGGTTATCCCCTACCTTGCTATTTATTAACTCATGAAGTGGCATCCCATGCCGTTCAACGTAGTTGAACAGGACGAGTGTATTACCAGATAGATCACAAACTAGGTTACGTATAAACTTATTTCTATTCTCATGCTCTACGAGATAATCCATCTCCTCTTGGTAGGTATCAAATGGTTTTCTCTTATGTTTTAATATTAATACCTTTATCTGAAATTTAGAAAGGTGCCCATCTTTAATAAGTGTTTCTGTCTTAGTAACCTTATTGACTGTGCCAAATACACCTTCGAGCACTAAGCGATTTGTTTCTGTACCATCTAGCGTACCTGTAAAACCAACGCGGTATTTACAGTCATACAGTTTGTTCATGATACTGGTCAATGACTTTGCTTTGAATAGATGTGCTTCGTCACCTATGATAGCACCGAAGTCCTCAAAGAACTGTCTTGGTAGTTTGTATACTGACTGCCATGTGGTTATTGTCACATCCTTGTCAGTAGATGGTTCTATACCACCACGGACTCTATGGCAATGAGTCTTTACATCCCATCCATAGTCCTTGAAGTCCTTATACATCTGTTCTACCAGAGATGTAGTAGGAACTACTATAAGTGTTTTTAAATTTTTGAGTGTCCAGAATCTAGTGAGTGCATAGATCATTAAGGACTTACCAGAACCAGTAGGAGACAGTAATAGTTTTCTTTTGTGTCTGAGTGCTTCGTATATTCCTTTATACTGGTAGTCCCTGACCTTATGTGGTAGTCTGAGAGTTTCTATGTAATCTCCTATTCCTTGAGGGGTAACGAATTCATCCATCTCTGATGGAAGACCATAGTATTCATTGTCTCTATGGATAACCTCGTATCCTTTCTCTTCGCAAAATGCAATAATGTAAGGTAGAAGACCAACATATATCTCACCTGTAGCAGGACTGAAGAGTTTGATTTTTCCATCCCAATACCTCTTTTTGTATGCTGACATAAATTTCGCAGCTGGCACCTCAAAGGTAAATTTATCTGCCAGTTCGTGACTCACATGTGGTTCACATTGAACTGTTAGATATACTTCGTTCTTCTTTTGTATAACAACGTTAGATTTCATATCCTTTAAGGAACTTGGCGAATTCAACCGCGTTCTTTATATGGAACGAACGGTTGTTAATTGCCGAGAGTATGGTCTTGATTGCCTCGACCATCTGGTTTAAATACTTTGCCTTAAGGACACTTTTTTGATATTCTTGATCTGCTTCCAGATATATCGCTACATCTGTTTTGATCAGTTTAACTGGAAAAGGTTTTTCCGACTTCCCTGTATAGTATTCCCACCTGTCACGGTAAGTACGCTTTACATCTAACTCTGCCTGATCCCGAAGGGTGACAAAATTATTGTAAAGTCTTAAATATTTAGCATGTAATTTAGGGATTGATAACGAATCGTTGTCTAGTTTTTCATCATCTAAAGGAGCGTCTTTCGCCCACATCTCATTCAAAGTTTCTAGATTCATACAATAGATTGATTTTTATCTGTGATCTCGTATATAGTATAGCGGAAATTGACCTCTGCTGTAAAGTAGTTAATGTCAGTTGCTGACGCATCAAACTCTAGTGTTGTCAATGATGTTGGAAATATGTTATAAAAATTTATCGTCGCGATACTATTGTAGTTGCTGTTGAGAACTAGTAGTCTTGCATCACTCATAGTCTTCATAAACTGTGAGGATCTACCTTTCTCATCTACTGTGGCAATGTACTTTGCAAAATCTGATTGAACTTTTGGATTAGTAAGACCTTTCAACCACTTGTATATCTCAAAGTAGTTGTCCATATCTTCATTGACTAAGAACCTTAGATTCAAATCACCAAAGGTCATCTTGTCGCCAGGTACAGAATAGTCTTTGACTGGTGTAGGAATTTCTCTTACACCAATACTGACCTCTGGTATTGACGCAGATTGACAAAAGTAATCTACATTGGGTGTCCTACCAATAACAAACTTAAACCCTACAGGAGAGAGAAAGTTTTTATTGCTAGGAGAAAATAAGGTTCCGTCGTATGCCATTAGCAGTTTTTGTTTAAGTCCTCAGCCATGTTGCCACCTATGTTAGCACCCTGTTCTCCACCGAACATTGCTACCCAACCAGCTGCAACCCAACCTACAAATGGAATAGATGACACAGCAGGAGCAGCAGCAGCACCTACGCTAGTACCAACCAGTCTTCCAGTTCCTTCTGCACTTCCAACTGCCTTGATACAGGCAAGGTCTTTCTGTGACAGTTCTGGATTATTCTTGACAAACTCGTCAAGATCTGAGATCCATGATCTTGCATTAGATACTGGTGCACCTTGGTTGATCTGACCATCCATAAAGTATTCTTCTACTACCTTGGTAGTTTCATTTGCGAGTCCTAAGAAACCACCCTTCTCTTTGATGTCCTTAGTTATGTACGCTGTCTTGGGATCGTTAGCAGTATAACTGATCTTATATCCCTCTTTGTCTGCTGACACTACGTAAGAAGTATAAGGACCTACAGGTATGTCTAGATCAGGTAACTTACCATCCTTTCTGTTGGCAATCATGCCAATCATACCAATGTGTGATACACCTATTACTACTCCTATTGTAGCAGCAAACCATTTTATCGGTGTCATGATAAAAGATTATATCTGTTTATATTTAGACGCATAAAAAAGGGGAGGTTTTACCCTCCCCTAATCGTAATAATAAAGGAATCTCGATGCATGATCGTTTCCCCCTAACTCTATATAATTATTTACTAAAAAATTTATACCTAGTCAGTCATTTACTTAACAAAAAGAAATGCCTAGTCCCACTGTATTTTCCAAGTTTTAATTTTAAAGGGATCTAGAACTACCCACTTTGCATAATGAATACCACGATAACACAGCATGGCAAAGACCCTCTCTGGATCATGTTTTTCTGGATCGTATTCTGGAACTTCGTATTCGTCCCATGTGAATTCTATCTTCATCGTCTTAGCCTCCTGTAACAATATTTATTGTTTGGAGACTCTCACAAAAAAAGAGGGTGGTTGGAATCCTGTATACCAACAAATAACGGGCATTACTACAGTAGTAAAAACGTTATTGCCTGAGACCCGACTGGTAGGTCGGTTCTATCCTGCGATAGCAGCACCACCTGTGTCTCATCACCTTAACTAGCGGTTGCCAGTAAGTTTATTCAGTCACACCCAAAGTTGCGTCCAACAAATATATTATAGCATAAAAAAAGAGGGTGTCAAGCACCCTCCAAGAAAAATATGTAACGTGATTACATTAGGTTAGCAACTCTAACTCTTCTGTAGTAAGCATTAGCACCAATGTTTGTGCTGTCATGTGGATCAGAACTAGATAAAGCAGCAAGTCCCTTAGCAAATGGGTTAAGAACCATTCCGTAACGAGTCTTAAACCCGATACGTGGTTGGAATGTATCCTGACCGATTGCTCTGTACATTTGTAGAGGCACGTAAGGACAATAGAATAGTCCTGCATCATATGCGTTGGTACCTTTGTAACCTACAACATAGTACTGACTGTCAGATACGTTAGCTGAATATGGGTCGATATAGACCTTGAAACGTCCGTTGAGTGTTCCAACGAATGTGTTTCCTGTGTCATCAATCTCTCCGATACCACCAACAGCACCAGAAATTCCTGAGTCGTAGTCAAGAACACCACTCATAGCAAGAGCAGAAGCTACATCAGCAGATGTGATGATGATGTTACCCTTCCCTCTACGAGTTTCCTGTGCGATTGCGTTGGCGTCTCTTTCAATCTGGAATAATAGTCCTTTGAACTTTTCAACTGACCATCTACCGTTGGAGTCAACGTCTAGATCGAATACACCCGCGTTAGCAACGTTTGCTTGTGCACCAGGTTTTGCACCTCTGTACACTGTTCTAACTACCTCACGGTTGATTTCAGCAAGTATCTCTGTTGAGAGAATGTTTGCCAACTCAGACTCAGCATCTAATCCGTGGATAGCTTTTAAGTCTTGAGCAAGTTCAACTGAGTAGTCAGCTCTTAAAGCACGACCTTTCGCTTCAACAGCGATCTTGTCTATGCTGAATGCCATCTCCATGAAGGCAGTAGATGCACCGTCTCCAAGTGCTTCTTGCTCTGATGTTGAGAACTTAGAAGATGCTAGGTCATAGTTACCTTCAGTTGTTCCACCACCAGTTGCATCGTTGATAAGTGCAGGGTTCTTCTCTGTAGTTGCTGTTGGAGGTGTTGCTCCGTCAGTTCCTGAGAATTGTGCATCTGGCTCATCGAAGAATGCTTCGTTACCTGACTGACTAGTATATCTGGATCTCATTGCGAAGATCAATCCAGTAGGTCCTGTCATAGGTTGAACACCTGCGATGTCATAAGCAATAAGCTTAGGCATAGCACGACGAATCAAGCTTATGAGGATTGGGTCGAAACCGAAGTTAGCACCACTACCTGTTGTAGGGGTGTTGATAGGACCTGCGTTAGTAGGTGCCTCTGTAAGGATTTGTTTTTCCTCACGCATGAACCTTTCTTGGTTCTCTAGGAGTTGTGCGGTAACCGCTTTACGATAGTTATCCTTTATCTCAGGAAGACCATCATGCTTTAGTACGGGATTCCACTTCTCCTGTAGTTTTTCTGTATTGAACATTTTAAAATGTTAGTTTAAGAGAGTGAATTAAATCCTTTTAGCAAGTTGCTCGACATATGATGCCATGCTCTCACTAATTGATTCAAGTTGTTTTTCTGCCTCTGGTGCAGATTCTTCTGAAGCAACCTCAGTCACGGTCTCTGCCTTTGGAGCACCAAAGTATGATTCCTTAATTTGACCTAGCTTCTCACGATACGACTCATCAGATTTGAATTCGACTGCATCGGCAAGGGATTTGAACTTGTCCTTCTGTGTCTCTGCGAGACCTCTGGTAAGTTCACTCAAAATCTCATGTTTACGATAGGTACCCACTACCTCGTGTAGTTCGACATTCTTCTTAACCTGTTCGTTAAGTCGGTCTTCCATGTCATCTATTTTCTCGCTCATCTCAGCAGCAAGATCCAGTTTATCATCTGGAACATTGATGTTTGATTCGATGAACAATTTCCTTAATCCTTCCATGAACGTCTCAGTGACTTCAGTGCGGAGACCTTGCTCAACAGCAAGTTCGTTCTCCTTGAGCCACTCATCGCAAGCGTACTGGAGGAAATTCTCTACGCGACTAGCAAATTCTTCTTTGATCGTGTCGATCTCTTCTACGAATTTGTTAGCTGCTTGCTCCTTAAGGGAGTCAATCTTTGCTGTGACCTTTGCGTCAACAGCTGCTTCAAAGACAGTCTTTGCTTTCTCTGTGAACTCTTCATCTAAGTCAGCACCCTTAAGTACTGCTGCGATGTCTTCACTGCTGTCTTCAGTAACCGCTTCTCCTTCGACTTCCACGTCGTCAAAGATTTTACCAGATAAAGCACCAGGCATTTTAGATGATGCACCAGATGGTTTCATCTTTAATGTCTTGTCTTTCTCTACTCCTACAGGAGCAGCTGCTTTTTTACCAACATTATCAGGACCTTCAGGTTTTTCCTTAGAAGAACCACCTACCTCTATGGCATCGTTCTTTAAGTCTGACTTCTGTTGTGGTACAGCACCACTTGTAATGGCAGTATTGCCTGTTGCTGCGTCTTCAGAAACTTCGGTTTTTGGTTCAGATGCTTCCTCAGCTACAGCTTCAGTTGCTTTCTTTTCCGCGATGAGTTTCTCAAATTTTTCATCTATTGTGGACATGGTTTCTCCTACGAAATAAGATCTGCGGTAATTTTACTATTTTTATTTATAATTTATATACTTCTTAGGAAAGTCGCGAACGCGGAAATCTTTCTTTCTTGAAGTTCTTGTGGATTTGGTGCATTGTCAATAGCAGCCTTAATCTCTTCGATTGTACGCTCCTTGACTTTGCCATCTACAGTGACCCACTCACGTCCTTCATAGATACCTTCTACGAATGCATCAGGTGCTGAAGGATCTGCTACGATATCCGCAGCAGTGGATAGAATGAAGTCATCTGCTACCACAGAACAACTACCTTCTTTCTTGATTGAACCGAGACCTCTAGAAGAGACTCCCAGTTGTACGCCCTCGTCTAGCAATGACTTAGCGATTTTACCCATGGGTGTTTCCATAAGTTTTGCCTTACCTATGAAGTTAGTTCCTTCTGGGTAAAGTTCAACAATCTTATGTGACACTCTATCTAGGTTAAGTGTAGGACCTTCTGGGTGACCTAACTCACCTAAAGCTCTACCTCTGTTAACGAACTCCTCATTATACTTTGACACCTCACGATTCATGGTATCGAACTTGTACATTCTACCATTGCGGTTGGTGATCTCAGTTTGTAAGAATACTCCTTTGATGTAGGTTGATTTCTTACCGTCTTTTTCTTCGGTAAGAACCTCTATATCATTGTTCTGTTCCGTTATCAGTTTCATCAGATGGTTCCTCTAATTCAGCGGTAGGGTTTTCTAGTGCCTCTGGGTCAGGTTCCGCATTACCTTCATCAGGTACATGTGGAAACATTCTGTCAGCAACACCTTGCTTACTAGCGTCCACTGCCATAGCAGCTTTAGTCTGTAGCATGTCTTTGAGTTTTCCCAGAGCATCAGCCTGGTCGTCGTTCCAAAGCAAATCAACGATATCTCGCTGTGGTGTAGTCATAATAATTGTGTTACGTAATGTTATTTATTACCATTCCTACTTTTAGCAGGGGTTCTGGTACTGCCAGAGGGGTTAGTAGTACCCTTCTCTGCCTGTGTTTTGATCTGTGCTTTCTTCATTTCTTTATCAAGTTCCGCATTATCTTTTTCGTCATCCATAGCTTTTTGATCCATGGCTGTCATTTCTAATGGGTCAATAATCTTACCTGAAGAAATATCATCTTTCATCTGATCGTCAAGTTCTTTTTTCTCGACCTCAGACTGACCTAAGATGTTTGTACGTACGTACTCAGTAGAGAAGTAACGTCCCATGAATGGTTCCATGGCAGTGATTAGGTTGATCTTCTCATTTAACATTTCAATATTCTTAAGTTCTGTAAAGTGATTGTCATATAAGTAATCGTACTGTATATGCTCCTTCATGTCATCCCAGTCCTCTGGTGTGATTACACCTTTTAGAATGAGTTGAGTCTTGAGAATATCTTGGAACATCTCACTAAATTTCTTGCGGAGTTTACCCACAAACTTAGTGAACTTCAGTTCATCACGCATGATTTCTGAAGATCTTCCAATGTTAAATGCTTGTCCTGATTCTAAACGACCAGCTGGTACGTTCAGTGCTTTATAAAGTTTGGTTTGGAAGTACTGGATGTCCGTAAGTTCTCCAAGATTTTGTCCACCTGGCAACGTAGTGATTTCAGTACCTCGTCCTCCCTCTCTTCTGGGTAACCAGAAGTCTTCGAGCATCGACATGTATTTTCTGTCATCTCTAATCTCTCCTGTATTAGCATCGTAAACAAGTTTGTTTCTATAGCGACTCATTACCTCACGTAGGTACTGCTCCGCTTTCACCTTTGGTAGGTTTCCTACATCAATGTAGAAAATTCTACGCTCTGGTGCTCTTGATATCCTGTAGATAACAAGAGAGTCCTCGATCATCATGAGTTGATTAAGAACTTTGATTGCCTTATGTAAGTAAGACAATACTATATTCTTATTAGTATCAAGGATACCAGAGGTGACATATGTTATAGCATCTTTCGCAATCTTTATACCACTATTTGCGGAGGTGTTGCGTAATCCTTTAGGGTTGTATATAAAATATTCATCTACCTTACCATAGTCTAGTGACTGAAACTGGTCTGCGGTCTTTGGAATCTTGTTGATCTGTCTAACTTTCTTGATCTTTTGTGGATCAACGTAGCGTAGTTCGAGTATACCATCTTGAGGTCTCTTCAAATCAATAACCTTATGATAATACAAACGCCCATCAATGTACCATCTACGGAACATTTCATGAGCTTTAGTATCAAATCCTATTAAATTTTTAATATAATCGAACTCTGTTCTAATCATATCCTTGACAGAATCACTGACATCTAAGTTTGCCAGGTTTATCTGCACGGGTGAGTCATTTTGGTCTGTGACTATTGACTCTTGTAAAATGTCTTCAATCGCACTGTCTACTTCAGGGTGCATCGCCATCATGCGATACTTAACCACCATGTCGTATTCAGTCTTGAAGTTACCATCAAGATCTACGTATGTCCCATGGTAACCACCAGCTATAAAACTTGTAGCACCATCCTCATTAGTTGGGGCGACGGGAGAAGGAGCACTTTTCTTTAACTCCTCCTCTCTTCTTCTAAACGAGAATCCGAATAACTCTGCCATAATATTGCGTTTCTTTACCTACTATTTAGTTAGGCAGTGCCAACCCTTTTCATAGTATTCTGTCCAATAGATGTCTCGAAGTACTGGTAAGCAAACTCAACATCGAACTCTTCGTAAGAATCGTTGTTGTCATATGCTAGTGATACCTGTGAAACAGATACTGGGAAACCTTTCACTAATTTATACTGACGGATGTCCTTGAATTGTTTTGCGGATCCATTGAACTTATCCATCTGAGTTACAGTGATGTCCTGTAAGATAGCATCCATTCCTGCTGATGCTGTGTTAGCATCTACAGTGTTGGTTAGTTCAATCCACTTCTCATAAGCACCACGGAGTTTAAATGCGTCATCCATATAGAATGTAGCAGTCCATGATTCAAATGTTCTGTCACCAGGAACCTTGATAACTCTACCACGGAAAGGTAGTTCTACTGTTCCTACTGTAGATGCAGGAAGAGCAGCACTCTTACACATGTATGTTTCAAGACCATCTTCGATGTTTATTCCTGATGGAAAATTATGTGTTACAGAGAACAGGTTAGGTCTAACTGCTCCCTTAATTCTACTCTGGAACTCTAATACGCCCAGTGCTTTGGTTTCAGCCATTGTTTAAGATCTCCTTGGGATTACTTCCTCGAAGCTAACACCAGTACGTGTAGCAACAAAGGTTAGTGTGATGAAGTTGATGGAGCGAGCAGGCTTGATGTATATCTCAGCGATGAACTCGTTCTTATCAATTAAATCAGGTGTGTTGTTGGAACTATCACATACAACTAAGAAGTCAGTGATACCACGACGTGCTTGAATGTCACGTAGGTATGGTTCGACAACATTGTTGAAGTTGTTTCTAGTAAATTCGTCATTTAGTTCAAACAATACTCCCTTCGCAGCATTTCCTATTGTCTTCTCTATGACGAGGAAGAGACGACGGACGTTGATGCGATCAAAGGCAGATGGTGAAGCGAGAGCTGTTTTGTCTCCGAAGAGTACGATACCTTGACCAGGTAGAGAAGTAATTGGGTTAATTCTCTTCTGATAAAGTGTGTCTCTTTCAGATTTCTTAGGTGAGTATGCTAATTTAATAGCATTTTTGATTCCCCCACGGTTAAGTCCTGCGGGTGAGAACCATGGATCTCCGTTAGCAGTGGTGCTAGCACATAAGCCAGCAGTGTCACCGTTACATGGGATCCA